TCCCAACCCCCGGCAAATCTGCGAATGAGTTACCCATGTATCTGCTATGAACAATCCAAAATACAGAATGCCGCTGCCGATAACAGAGTTTATTTGCAGCGGATTTTTTATCAGCTGACAGTGATCGATTCACGACCGGATTCCAAAATTACGAAAGCACTTATGCAAATGGTTAAGTGCCGCTACGACCGGCCGTACAAGGCTGATAATCTGTACCACGACGTTATAACGATCTATTTCTGAAAAGGAGGAAACTCGAATGGCAAAAATCGAATGGGATAAGACCGGCGAGCGCAAGTACCAGCTGGGTGTTAGCAATGTTGCCCTGTATAAGCAGGATAAGGGTGCTTACCCCAAAGGTGTGGCTTGGAACGGCATTACCGCAATCAAGGAGAGCCCGGATGGCGCTGATGCTACCGACCTGTGGGCCGATAACATCAAGTACGGCAGCATCCGTGCAGGCGAGAAGTACAACTTCACCCCGGAGGCCTACTTCTATCCGTCTGAGTTTGGCGAGTGCGATGGCAGCGCAGAAGTTGCCCCTGGCGTGACCATCAGCCAGCAGAAGCGTAAGCCCTTTGGCCTGACCTGGCAGACTCTCATCGGCAGCGACGAGGACGATGAACTGGGCTTTACTCTGCATCTGGTGTGGGGCGCAACTGCATCTCCCTCCGAGCGCAGCCATGAGACCTACAACGACAGCCCGGATGCTGAGACCTTCAGCTGGGACTGCGATACCACTCCTGTCAAGGTGACCGGCTATAAGCCCACCGCTCATATGGAGCTGGACAGCACCAAGGTACCTCAGGCCAAGATGGAGAAGCTGCTGAACATTCTGTACGGCACTGCCAACACCACCCCGTATCTGCCGCTGCCGGATGAGGTTATCAAGCTGATGACCACCTGATCCATTCAAAATGGAATCGACTTTGTAAAGGAGAAAGAAAAATGATTACCGAAACCCTGACCTATGTGGACTTTGGCGGTACCAAGCGTACCGAGGACTTCTACTTCAATCTGACTGAGGCGGAAGTGCTGAACCTGTCGCTTTCCAAGGAGGGCGGCATGGAGGCGTACATCAAGAAGATCGTGAACGCCAAGAGCCAGCTGGAGCTGGTTAAGCTGTTCCAGGATGTTCTGCGCGTTTCCTACGGCAAGAAGAGCGAGGACGGCCGTCGCTTTGAGAAGAGCCCGGAGATCTTTGCGGATTTCGAGGCTACTCAGGCCTATAGCGATTTCTATATGTCGCTTGTCACCAATACGGAGAAGGCAATTGCCTTTATCAATGGTCTGTGCGATACCAAGCCTACGAAGGCTGAACCCGCACCTCAGATCGCAGGCAATGCGCCTATCGCACTGCCTAACGGCTAACATTTAACAGCACAGGGAGGCAGGCAGAATGCTGAAAATCACAATTCCTAAACAGGAATATTGGGATGCACGAACGCAGGAATTTGTGCAGCTGAACGCTGTAACGCTCCGGTTAGAGCATTCGCTTGTCTCCCTGTCTAAATGGGAAATGAAGTGGCATGTTCCTTTTTTCGGTAACGATTCACTGACAAGGGAACAGATGGTCGATTATGTTCGGTGCATGACGGTTACGCAAGGTGTTGAGCCGAGCGTGTATCTTCGACTGACAGAATCGAACATGGCAGCCATTTACAAATATATGGACGAACCGATGACGGCTACCTGGTTTCCGGGTGAGCCAAAACCGTGCGAGCCCAGAATACCGCAGAAGAGTAAGCCTCGCCCTAAGATTAAGGTGAAAGTAAAAGCCTTAACAAGCGAGGCAATTTATGCGCGTATGTTTGCCGCCCACATTCCCTTGGAATGCGAAAAGTGGCATCTTAACCGTCTATTCACGTTGATTCGAGTTTGCAACGAGGAACGGAAGCCGCCTAAGAAGATGAGCAAAAGCGAGGCTCTTAGCAGACAGCGTGCATTGAATGAAAAACGCCTGAAGGAATTTGGTACGAGGGGATAAACGATGCCAAAAGTGGTGATGTTTCGACAAAAAGGCGATTTCAGGCGAACGAGCGATTTTTTGAAACGAGCCAACAGACTGAATTTGGATGCAATCCTGAATCAGTATGGTCAGGAAGGTGTGGAAGCATTGCGTGCGGCAACGCCGAAGGACACCGGAACAACTGCAAACAGCTGGAGTTATACCGTTCATAAGGGGACGGGCTCTATCACTGTAACATGGTCGAACTCGAACATTGTGGACGGTGTGCCCATTGCGGTAATTCTGCAATACGGACATGGCACTCGAAATGGCGGGTATGTGCAGGGAACAGACTATATCAATCCGGCGATGAAGCCGATTTTCGATAAAATCGCTCAGCGAGCATGGGAGGAGGTAAAGAGAGAATGAGCAGGGAAGTCGATGAGCGTGTTGTTCAAATGCAATTTGACAATGCGCAATTCGAGAGAGGCACCCGACAGACCATGAGCACCTTAGAAAAGATGAAGCAATCACTTCAGTTCAAAGGCGTAGAAAAAGGGTTTGAGCGCATTAGCTCTGCCTCCCAAAAGGTCGATTTTTCGGAAATGACCAAAGCGCTGGAATCTATCGAGAGCAAGTTTTCGGCTGTTAATGTGATTGCCGTTACGGCACTGACCAGCATTACCAACAAAGCCATTGCTACCGGAGAACGACTTGTAAAGGCTCTGTCGCTTGACCCCATTATTAGTGGCTTTCAGGAATACGAAACCCAGATCAATGCAGTTCAGACGATTCTGGCGAACACGTCGAGTAAAGGTACTACGTTGGATCAGGTCAATGCTGCGTTGGACGAACTGAACCACTACGCTGACTTGACGATCTACAATTTTACGGAAATGACCCGTAATATTGGTACATTTACAGCAGCAGGTGTTGATCTGGATACATCTGTTGCAGCCATCAAGGGTATTGCAAACCTTGCAGCTGTATCCGGTTCGACCAGCCAACAGGCTAGTACCGCCATGTACCAGCTTTCTCAGGCACTGGCTTCTGGTACTGTGAAGTTGCAGGACTGGAACTCTGTGGTCAACGCAGGCATGGGTGGCCAGGTATTCCAAGACGCGCTGAAAGAAACTGCTCGTGTGCATGGTGTCGCCATTGACAGCATGATCGCAAAAGAAGGTTCCTTCCGTGAAACCTTGTCCAAGGGATGGCTGACTTCTTCTATTCTGACCGAGACGCTTCAGAAATTCACCGGCGATCTCAATGAGGAAACCTTGAAATCCATCGGCTATACCGATGAGCAAATCAAGAAAATCATGGAGATGGGCAAGACTGCAAACGATGCTGCAACGAAGGTTAAAACTTTCAGTCAGCTGAAAGATACCTTGGCAGAGGCATTGCAGTCCGGCTGGACCCAGACTTGGCAGACTGTTATCGGTGACTTTGAAGAGGCAAAGGAGCTTTTTACAAAGTTCAGTGATGTGTTTTCAGACCTGATCAACAAGTCGTCCGAAGCCCGTAATACGGTGCTGGAGGGTGGCCTAAACAGTGGCTGGCAGCAGTTGCGCACCGCACTGGGCGACAGTGCTGACTTTTATAGTCAGATGCTGGAAAAGGTCATGCTTGCAAACGGTTCCATCAGCCAAAAACAGATCGATGATGCCGGTAGTTTTGCCAAGGCTTTGCAGCAGGGTGGTGTTTCTGCGGAGCAGCTTCAAAATGGATTGGATGAATCGACCCAGCAGTTGCAGGCATTGAGTAAACTGAGCGACAAGGAGCTCATGGCAAAGGGGCTTGACCCGACGCAGGTTAAAGCTCTGGCAAAAAGTTTTGAAGAGGTTAATCAGAAAATCGCCGACGGTAGTTTGAATCTGGATACATATTCAAAAAAGATTGGTGAACTCTCTGGCCGAGAGCATTTGATTCAGTCTATTTGGAACATTTTTGAGGCTATCGAAAAAGTTGTTCAACCTGTGATGAAGGCATGGCAGAAGATGTTTTCTCCTGTCAACGCTGAACAGATTTACAGCATTGCTGAAGCAATTGACAGCTTTACTGCAAAGCTCAGCATCAGTGATGAAACTGCAGATAAAATCGAGCGAACGTTTAGTGGCGTTTTTGCAGTGCTGAATGTTGGAAGAAATGCATTTTTAGCCATTGGCAAGGTTCTTGGAGAAGTATTCAATGCTGCATCTCCACTTGCTGGCGGCTTTTTAAGCATTACAGCAGCACTGGGCGATTGCTTGGTCAAAATGGCCGATGCAGTCAACAATTCTACCGTATTTAAGACCGTTCTCGATGGTATCCACTGGATTATTGGGAAAGTGTCCGAAGGAATGCAGGCCTTTGCAGGGGTATTGACCAATGTGTCGAATAACGTCTCTGTCGTGTTCGACCCGTTAAAGACCCTTGGCGAGTGGTTTACTTCCTTCATCAACTTTATTGCACCAGGGCTTTATGCATTTGGCTCTTCGGCGGACAAAATCTTTAAGGGGTTTGGTGCAAGCGCAAAGGAAGCCTTTAACAGTCTTGACACCGAGAAACTTGCAAATATTATCAACAGCGGCTTAGTTGCTGGCATTTTTGCAGGTGTCAAGGGATTTCTGAATAGTGCCAAAGAGCTGGCTTCCAGTGCAGGTGATGCTATTGGAAGCATTAAAGATGTGCTTAACTCCCTTGGTGAGGCAATTGATGCATGGAAGCAGTCCAAGAAAGCCGAAACGATGATGACAATTGCAAAGGCTGTTGCCATTATGGCGGCATCTTTGACAGTGCTATCCATGATCAAGCCGGAGCGACTAGCTGGCGGGATTGGTGCACTTACTGCAACAATTGGCGAACTTGTCGGTGCATTTTTGCTGCTCGATAAATTTGGCGGAAAAACGAAAAGCGCTAAGCTTGGTGCAATGTCGGTGACGATGGTTGCCATGGCATCAAGTGCCCTCATTCTGGCAGGTGCTGCTGCAAAACTGGCATCTATCGACAGCGGAAAACTGGTTTCGAGCATCGTTGCCCTTGGCTCTATCGTGGGTGGGCTGACTGCTGTTTCGGTCGTGCTCTCCAAAACTGGTGGTAAGTTCATGAAGGGTGCTACCGGCATGATTGCCTTTGCGACAGCTATTCGGATCATGGCGAGCGCTGTAAACGCCATGAGCGGACTTAGCTGGGAAGAACTGGCACATGGACTGGTTGGAATCGGCGTCCTTTGTGTTGAACTGGGTGCTTTTCTGGCAGTATCCAAGTTTGACAAGCTCGGCGTTCTGAAGGGGACCGGGCTTATTCTGCTGGCATCGGCTCTGAATATTCTTCAGTCTGCAGTTGCAAAGTTTGGCAGCATGAATTTGAACGAGATTCAAAATGGATTGATTGCAGTCGGCACTGCGCTGGCTGAGTTTGCGGCATTTGGGATTGTTGCAGGTTTTTCAAAGAAAATGCTTGCCAGCTCGGCTTCCGTGCTCATTCTTTCCAGTAGCATGGTCGTTCTCAGTAGAGCTATGAAATCCATTTCCGGGTTGGACGGAGAGAGCATAAAAAAGAGCCTCATTGCAATTGGCGGCGCTCTTGCAGAATTTGTCCTTGCTTTGAATTTGACCAAGGGCACCCTCGGTTCAGCGGCTTCGCTGACTACCATGACCGTGGCAATCAACCTTCTGGTTCCGGCTCTGACAGGACTTGGTAACCTGAGCCTTGCACAAATCGGAACGGGACTGCTGGCAATCGCTGGTGCATTCGGTGTGGTTGGAGCTGCGGCGTTCATTCTTGCCCCGTTGACACCAGTCATTATGGCACTATCTCTTGCGATGAGTGCGCTGGCTATTAGTCTTGGTGCACTTATGGCGTTGGCGTCTGTGTCTCAGTTCTTTGGGAATCTGGCGTCAAGTTTGAGCCTTTTGAATAGTCTGAACTTCCAGGTATTTCTGAATGGAATCAAGGCTGTGGCATGGCTGCTGGTTGAATTTGTAGCTGGTATTTTTAAAGGACTGGCTACGATTGCCGGGACCATTGTAACTTCTATTGCGGCTATTATTACGGCAGTTTGCGATGGCATTTCACAGGCGGCACCAAGTATTGGTAATGCGCTGGCTCAGCTTATCGTGACTGTTTGTAACGTTATCGTGCAGTGCAGTGAGCCCATTGGACAGGCTTTGTTCACGCTGGGTACTGTGGCGATTCAGACCATCATCGACTTGATTGCATGGGCCTGGGATGGCGGTGGCGGCGAAGGAGGCGGCATTAAGGGTGCTCTAAGCAGTTTGTGGGCGAATATTACGAGCTTTATTGGCGAGAAATTCAACCCTGCAAATTGGTTCAAGGAAGGCAGCTTGCTAGATGGGCTATTCGGAGCAGCCAACAAAGCAGCAGACGAACGTGATGCTACCGAGTATGGCAAATCTGTTGGTGATAAACTGGCAGAAGGCATGAATAACAGCCAGAAGAATGTTAGGGAAAGTAGCGTCAATCTGGCCAAAACGGTAGAGGATGCTACCAGAGAAACAGCTGGCATCAATTCTCCTAGCACCATGATGGAGGAAAACGGCTACTGGCTGGATATGGGCCTGGCACAGGGGATGGAAGGTTCTGCTGGTATGGCTGCTATTACGGCAGCGTGCGGCAATATTTCTTCCACCATCAATAGCCAGTTCAGAGACTATTGGGGTATCCATAGCCCGAGCACCGTTTCACAGGGAGACGCCAGCAATATTCTGGCAGGCATGTGTATTGGCTTTAGCCAGACAGATGGGTTGCAGAACAGTCTCTTGGCATTGAATGGCGGCATCCGTTCGACCCTTCTTAGTGGCATGGATACAACCAAGACTGATGTTACGAATAAAGCTACCAATATTGTTGGTGCCCTGAGCGGCGTGTTTGGTGGAACGACTACAACAGCCGAGGATATTCTGAAGACGTTGGGCGGCTCCGGTTCTACGACCACAAAACCCACTCCGCCCGCCCCCCCGCAGGGGCGCTGGGACGGGG